GACGGCTAAAGTTGCATGTTCGTCGCAAATATTTCCGTGAAAAAAAGGTACGAAAAATCCGTAAGTGTGCAAAAAGGTTTAAAGATGTTCCACGTGGAACAAAAATGATGTATTTAGGAGTCCCGTGGGCCGTGAAATTTTATAAATTTACAAAACCTACCGAATCGCATACAGTTACATAACTCAGAGGTATAAAGGGGCCTTGTTTTATATGCAAAATGTTATAACAGAGGAGCTTGATGAGAAGGTTTTGAAGCTTGAATACCGCTTGGCTCAGATTGAACGTGTTGAGCGATGCCAAGATAACTTTCTTTCATTTGTTAAATCGGTCTGGCCTGAGTTTATTGCGGGCAAACATCACCGGATAATGTCGGAAAAGCTGGAGTTAGTGGCTAAAGGTGAGTTGAAACGTCTGATTATTAACATGCCTCCGAGGCACACGAAAAGTGAGTTTGCAAGCTTTTTGTTTCCCGCGTGGATGATGGGAAGGAACCCTCGAATGAAGATCATTCAGGCGACACACACGACGGAACTTGCGGTAAATTTTGGTCGTAAAACGAAGAACCTGATTGATAGTGATGATTACAAGGAGGTGTTTCCAAACGTAAAGTTAGCTGCGGACAGTAAAGCGTCGGGCAGGTGGGACACGAGCAACGGCGGGATGTATTATGCTGTTGGTGTGGGATCGAACTTAGCGGGCCGTGGTGGTGACTTGGTGATTATTGATGACCCGCATTCGGAGCAGACGGCGATGTCTAATAATGGTTTTGATGATGCATGGGAATGGTACACAGGGGGCCCCCGACAGAGGCTCCAGCCGGGAGGTAGTATTGTTTTGGTCCAGACGCGGTGGTCCGAGAAGGATATGACTGGGCAGTTACTTCGTTCTATGGCTAAAGATCCGTTAGCCGATCAATGGGAAGTTGTGGAACTTCCTGCGTTGTTCAATGACGACAAACCCTGTTGGCCTGAGTACTGGTCTTTCGATGATCTGTCCGCGGTCCGCGCATCTATACCTCCGAGCAAATGGAATGCCCAGTATCAGCAAAATCCTACAGGCGAGGAGAATGCGATTATTCGTCGGGAGTGGTGGAAGAAGTGGGATCGTAAGGTGGTTCCTAATTTGCAGTATGTGATCCAGAGTTATGATACGGCGTTTAGTAAGCGTGAGACGAGCGACTTTAGTGCGATTACGACTTGGGGGGTTTTTTATCCAGAGGAGTCTGGAACCCCCGGCTTAATTCTGTTAGACAGTCAGAAGGGTCGGTGGGACTTCCCCGAACTCAAAGAGGTGGCGTTAGATCAGTATAAGTACTGGGACCCCGATACCGTCATCGTTGAGGCGAAGGCGAGCGGACTTCCATTGACCCACGAACTCCGTACTATGGGAATACCTGTTGTGAACTTCACGCCGAGTAAAGGTAACGATAAGGTGACGAGGGTGCATTCGGTGTCGCCTTTGTTTGAGGCGGGAATGGTTTGGGCCCCCGACGAGACGTGGGCGGAGGAGTTAATTGAGGAGGTGGCCGCCTTTCCGAATGGGGAGTATGATGATTTGGTGGATAGCATGACACAGGCGTTAATGCGGTATCGTCAGGGCAATTTTGTACAATTACCAACAGATGACTGGCAAGATGAGGAAAATTCTGTTAGAGTGACAGCGTATTACTGACATGAGGACAAAACATGGTTGAAACAGTTGGAAGTTTAATGGACAAGAGTATCCCTTCGCAGTTAGACGAAGAGGATTTAAAAGCGGAGATAGAGCTTGAAATCCCTAGCACGGACGACGAACCGCTGCTCACGGACCCTGATATTGAGATAGAGATTACTGAGGAAGAGGACGGGGGAGCTACTGTTGATTTTGATCCTATGGAGGAGCGGGAGGACGTTGGGTTTACGGAAAACCTAGCTGAGGCTATTTCTGACACGGAACTGGGTCGTATTTCTTCTGAATTACTGGGCGAGTTTGACGCGAATAAAGCTAGTCGTCAGGAGTGGGAAGACGCATATACTGATGGTTTGGAGCTTTTAGGGTTTAATTACGAGGAGCGGGCGCAACCGTTTCGCGGTGCGAGTGGCGTAACGCACCCTTTATTGGCTGAGGCTGCTACACAGTTTCAGGCACAAGCATTTAATGAGTTATTACCTTCTTCTGGTCCTGTTCGGACGGTGATTATGGGGGAGAGAACGAGGGCCAAGCAGGAGCAGTCTGAGCGGGTTCGTCATTTTATGAATTACTATGTGACGAATGTGATGGAGGACTACACGCCTGACATGGATCAGATGTTGTTTTATTTACCGTTGGCGGGCAGTACGTTTAAAAAGGTTTACTTTGATGAGGTCGCGGGCCGTGCAATGAGCAAGTTTGTGCCTGCGGAACAGTTAATTGTTCCTTATGACACGTCGGATTTGGATAATTGTCCGAATGTAACGCATATTGTTCGCATGGGTTTAAATGACCTTAGAAAACAGCAACTTGCGGGAATATATCTTGATATAGACGTTATTCCTGTTCAAGGGGATATAACGGAAGTACAGAGTGAATTAGATAGAATATCTGGGGTGGAACCTTCTCAGATTGATTATGACTGTACGTTATTGGAGTGCCACGTTGATTTGGACCTAAAAGGGTTTGAGGAGTTGGATGACGAAGATGAGCCTACAGGGGTGAAGCTTCCTTATGTTGTTACGATATCACAGGATAATGGCAAGATATTGTCTATACGAAGAAACTATAAAGAGGACGACAGCTTAAAAAGAAAAATACAATATTTTGTACATTTTAAATTTTTACCGGGCTTTGGATTTTATGGATTGGGTTTGATACATACGATTGGCGGACTCTCGCGAACCGCCACGGCAGCACTGAGGCAGTTGATCGACGCGGGTACATTATCCAATCTCCCTGCGGGTTTTAAGGCCCGTGGTCTACGGATTCGTGATGATGAAGATCCTCTTCAGCCGGGTGAATTTAGAGATGTAGATGCACCCGGTGGGGCTATCAGGGATAGCCTCATGCCATTGCCGTTTAAGGGTCCCGACGGAACTTTGTTTAATTTATTGGGATTTGTGGTACAGGCGGGTCAAAGGTTTGCAACCATTACGGACATGAAGGTCGGTGACGGCAATCAGCAGGCCGCGGTTGGTACAACATTGGCTTTATTGGAGCAGGGCAGCCGTGTAATGAGCGCGGTACATAAAAGGCTTCATTACGCTATGCGGTTGGAATTTAAACTGTTGGCAAAGGTAATGGCGGAGTTTTTACCACAGGAGTATCCTTATGCTGTTGAGGGTCAGGATCAAAAGATCATGGCGCAGGATTTTGATAGCAAGGTAGATATTTTACCTGTTTCTAATCCAAATACCTTTAGTCAGGCACAACGGATAGCGTTGGCGCAAACTAAAATGCAGTTAGCTACACAGGCCCCAGAAATACATAATATGTATGAAGTGTATCGGGATATGTATGAGGCGATTGGTGTATCGGATGTGGATAGGCTTTTAAAGTCTATGCCTGATGAGGAACCACGGCCCTTGGACCCTGCACAGGAAAACATTAATGCAATGGACATGATGACGTTAAAAGCGTTTGAGGGTCAGAACCATCAGGCGCATATTCAGGCGCACTTGGTTTTTGGTTCATCCCCGTTGGTAGGATCTGTTCCTCCAGTGGCAGCAACATTGCAAAAGCACGTTTTGGAACACGTCAAGATACAGGCGGAAGAGCAGGCTAAGGCTCAAATGGCGCAAGCAGGACCAATGCCTGCAGAAGGTCAGGATATGCAATATCAGGCTATGGTGGCTCAGTTGGTGGCACAAGGTATGCAACAGGCTAAAGAGCTATCTGGACAAATATCTGGTCAAGGACCTGATCCTCTGGTAAAACTAAAAGAGCAAGAGCTACAGATTCGGGCGCAGTCTGAACAGAATGAGGCGAACATAGACAAGGCTAAATTACAACTAGACGCACAAAATCAACAGATTAGAGCGGATCAGTTTGGTAAGAGGTTAGCAAGTCAAGAGGCTCAGACAGAAGCTAGGATCCAAAGCGCAATGGAAAGAGAACTGTTAAAACAGAGAGGAAAATAAAATGGCAAAAGTAAGAATAGTTACAAACTCACCGGGGCCTGCACCAAAAGCCTCAACTTCTGCTGAAATAAAAGGTCAGGGTAGTATTCCTTATGGCAAGACTAAGGAAGTAAAGATACCTACAAAAATGACCAGAATGACAGCTAGAGGTATGGGAGCTGCTATCAAGGGCGGTGGGTACTTAGGCTGTGTATAAATGCCTTTAAAAAAGGGCTCTAGTCAAAAAACTGTTAGTAAGAATATAAGTAAGTTGCGGGACGAGGGGTATCCCCAGAATCAGGCAGTGGCGATTGCCCTGTCCAATGCCAATAAAAAAAACAAGGGAGGAGTAGTCAGGGGGTATAGCAAAATAGCTAGGCCACAGAAGTTTAAAGGAATATTCTAATGGTGCTTGGAGACATAGTTACCGGCATTAATCTTGTTAAGCAAAGTGTGGCTTTTATTAAAGACAACATAGCTACGGCAAAAGATATATCTTCTATTGCGTCCCAGATAGATGATTTATTTGAGGGTAAAAACCAACTCGACAAAAAAAGAAATAAAAAAGATGGGGTTCGTATAGCGGATCAGTTTGGGGTAAAATCTGTAGCAAATGAGATAATTGATGCGAAACTTGCAGCTGAAGAGATGTACAACGTATCTGTTTTGGTGGATCAGCGATTTGGTCATGGGACATGGCAATCTATATTAACAGAAAGAGCCAAGAGAATAGAGGCCGCCAAGGCTGCTGAGAAAGAGAGAATAAAGGTTAAAAAACAACAACAAGAAGAAATAATGGAAGTAATGGGTTATTTTGCGATAGGATTATGTATAGTTGTATTTGTTTTTGGAATTTTATTTGCTGTAGTATCTTTTGCAGAGGTTATGAGAAATGGAAATTGAAGATCTATTACTTATTTTGATAATTTTGGCAGCTATGTATTGGTGTGTACTTTTTCCGCCAAAGTGGTTATTTATTAAATAATGGGAAAAAGATCAGAGTTTGGCAGGATAGATAAGGATTTTTATCCTACGCCTGCAAAAGCGGTGGAGCCCTTACTACCTCACTTAGAGGGGTACATTTCTTATGCGGAGCCTATGGCGGGTAACGGAGCGTTGG